GCTAGCAAACTCACTCAGTCCGGGCGCCCGCTGGGCGCGGAATCCCGAATGAAGCGGTTTTTTATTTTTTAATGCCATGGCGATATTTTCTAATGTTTGCCTCATTTCGTCTGGTGTGTCAGCGACCATATCGACGTACTTATCAATGACATCCTGCAAATAACCTTCTTTGCGAGTAGTAACCACATCGTCTGGTACTTGAAAGTTGCCGGGATGAATGGTAAGCGCCGGTTCGTCTACTTCGTTTAGTATTTTTGAAATTTCTTCTTTGATAATTTGTTTAAGTTTTGATTTGGTTAGTTTCATGTTGTTACTCTTCCCTATATTGACCTGAGTACCAAGACTGGTTGAACAGCGCCTGTTCAGAAAAGGCTTTATGATAGGCTTTTTTAAATTCATCTTTATCTTCTTCTTTGGCTTGGGGACAGTTTTCAAGGAACTTTTTAAACACGGCCTCCGACCGCGCTTGGACGGTTTGTGTGTCGGCACCTGCCCATGGGCGACCGTCTCGATTCCCAGCCTCCTTGCCTGCCTTGGAGGCAACACATTGTACATCCTTCTCTTTTTTATCCTCAAACTCTTCAGGAGTCAGTGGTTGTTTTTGAGCGACAAACTTAGGCGCCGCTGACCGAGTCGTTATGGGGCCGACCT